AAACCTTTTAAACACCATCGTCGAAGAAGGACGCCGGTTTGCCTCTGTGGCGGACCTCAAAATCGCCGATATGTCGGGTCAAACCCCGGTCGGCACCACCCTTGCCATCCTAGAACGGACCCTTAAGGTCCAATCTGCGGTACAGGCCAGGGTTCACGTTGCAATGCGGCATGAATTTAAGCTTCTTGCCAGCATTGTTCGGGATTACACCCCGCCAATCTACAACTATGAGACCGAAGGTGGACTTCTTGCCAAGATGTCTGACTATGACTTGGTAGATGTCATCCCTGTCTCTGATCCAAACGCTTCCACCATGGCCCAGAGGGTGGTTCAGTACCAAGCCGCCCTTCAATTGGCCCAAGGAGCGCCTGATATCTATGACATTCCTCTACTGCACAGGCAGATGTTGGAGGTTTTAGGTATCAAAGATGTCCAGAAGATCATTCCGCTAGAGGATGATTTCAAACCCAAAGACCCTGTCTCTGAGAATATGGACATTCTCAAGAGCAAGCCAGTAAAAGCCTTCCTATACCAGGATCACAAGGCCCATATGCAGGTTCATATGAACGCTGCACAAGACCCGAAGATCCAGCAACTCGTTGGGCAGAGTCCCAATGCCAACGCCATCCAAGCAGCCATGCAGTCTCATATCGCCGAACACCTGGCATTCCAGTATCGAATTGAAATCGAGAAGATGCTCGGTGTTGCACTGCCTCCAGAGGACGAAACTCTGCCTGAAGACATCGAAGTTGAACTCTCCAGAGCCTTGGCTCTTGCTTCTGACAAGTTATTGCAGAAGGACCAGGCGGAAGTTCAACAACAGCAAGCCCAACAACAAGCCCAAGATCCTATCCTTCAGCTTCAGCAGGCTGAACTCCAGCTTAAACAGGCGGAGTTCGAGCACAAGAAAGCGATGGATGAAGCAGAACTTGCACTTAAAGCCCAATCGGAGCAGGCCAAGAACGAGCGGGAAACAAAGCGCATTGACACGCAGGCGGAAATCGCCGGAGCACAACTTGCCATTAAGGCTTCTGATAAGCAGAAAGAATTAAACCTGCGATCTCAGGAGTTTGAAGGCAGACAACTTGCGGAAGGAGTAAGACTTGGACTTCAAGGAGTGGCTGGTAAAGGAAATCAAGGCTGAACAGCGCCTGTTAATTGATTCCGTTGCCTTTCAACCTGCGCCAGATTATTCGGCGTATAGAGAGCTGTTGGGTGAAATAAAAGGTCTTCAGAGAATAATTCGTTTATTGGAGGATTTACCGGATGAGTGACTTAAAGATGCCCGTTCCTATGGGCTACAAGATATTAATTGCCATACCTAAGCTTGATCAAACCTTTGAAAATAGCAGCATTGTCCGCCCCGACCACATCCTTAAAAAGGAAGAAACTGCGACCGTGGTTGGTCTGGTGGTCAAACTTGGCTCCCTAGCCTACCGGGATATGGATAAGTTTCCCGATGGTCCTTGGTGTAAGGAAGGGGACTTTGTTCTTATGCGAGCCTACTCTGGCACCCGCTTCAAGCTGATTGAAAAAGAAGGTGAACAAGAGTTCCGGCTAATTAATGACGATCAAGTCGAAGCCGTTGTTGCAGACCCTCGGGGAATAACCCGTGTCTAAAGGAGATGATATGAGCGAGGAAAAGGTTGAATTTGAAATCGAGGACGAATCTGTTCAGGAAGTAGAGAACAAGAAATCTGATGATATTGAGGTCTATGACGACACCCCGGAAGAAGACCGGGATAAACCTCATCTGGGAGATGTAGAGGTTCCTGACGAGGAGATCTCTCAATACAGCAAGAACGTCCAACACCGGTTTAAACAGCTATCCCGCAACCTGCATGATGAACGCAGGGCCAGGGAGGCGGCTTTAAGGGAAAAAGAAGAGGCCCTGAAGTACGCCAAAAGCGTGGCGGAACAGGCAAAACAGCTTCAGCAGCGGCTGGCTCAAGGGGAAAGTGCTCTTCTGGAAACCCATAAGGATCGGGTTACCTCCCGCATGACCCAGGCGGAAAGGGATTACAAAGAGGCTTATGAGGCCGGTGATACCGACAAAATGCTGGAGGCACAGAAGAAGATTGCCAATTACACCGCAGAACAGCGGGAAATTGACAATTACAGGCCTGTATACCAAGCGCCTTTACAACAGCCCCAAAATAATGTACAAATTCCACAAATCGTCCCAGACGAGAAAACTCGTGAATGGGTCGCCAGAAATGAATGGTTTACCAAAGACCCAGAAATGCGAAGTTTTGCACTGGGCGTACACGACAAATTAGTCGCCAGCGGTATTAGTGCAAGTTCGGATGAATATTTTGATCGCATCGAAAAACGAGTGCGTGAAGTATTCCCAAACCACTTCGGGACCAAGAAACCCGCCAACGTCGTTGCTCCAGCATCTAGATCTTTAGGATCAAGCAAGATCAAGTTGAGCAAAACCCAGGTCGCCATTGCAAAGCGTCTTGGTGTCCCCTTACAGGAATACGCTAAACAAGTAATGAAGGAGCAAAACGATGTCTAATCGCACACCTCGTGAACTAGAAACACGCCAAAATTCAGGTAAAAGATGGACCCCTCCGTCTTTACTGCCAGATCCAATGAAAGAAGAGGGTTACGGATATCGCTGGATTCGTTATTCAACGTTAAACCAGCCGGATGACCGGAACGTATCTTCAAAGCGTACCCAGGGTTGGGAGCCTATTCGGTTAGAAGATCATCCTGAACTTCAGACCTATGGCAAAAACTCAGGAAATGTAGAAATTGGTGGGTTGGTTCTCTGCAAGAATTCTAGAGAGATGATTGATCAGCGTAATGCCTATTATCGGAAGATGGCTGAAGATCAGGCTCAGGCAGTGGATGCAACCTTAATGAGAGAAAACGATCCTCGGATGCCGCTGTTTAGTGACCGCAAGTCCACTACCAGCAAAGGCCGGGGTTAAAAAGGAGTTTTAAAATGGCTTCAGTCGCTTCCCCTTACGGGCTACGACCGATCAATCTGATCGGCGGTCAAGCCTTTAATGGTGGCGTTATTCGGGAGTACAGCGTTGCTTCCAATAACTCTGCCGCTATCTTCAATGGTGATCTGGTTGTACTGAGTTCTGCGGGTTTACCCTCAGCAGTCGGTTCTAGCCCTGTTGCTATTAAGATTCCCGCAACCTCTGCTGATGCAACCGCAGGTATTGTTGGCGTGTGCGTAGGCTGTCGGTATACCGATTCCACCGGAATCATTCAGTATCGTCAGTACCTGCCTGCAAACCTCATTACCGGTGGCGCAACCAATGTGTTTGTCCGTGTGATGGACGATCCTGATGCTCTGTTCCAGATCCAAGGAACGGCGGCTCTTGGCACGTTCAACAGCGGAACCGGTGGCTCTGGCTGGCCCGGTGCAATCGGCAAAAACGCAGCCCTTGGTTTTGGAACCGCTGGTAGCACCGCTACCGGTAATTCCGGCATGAACCTTGTGGTCGGTAGCAATGGTGGTTCCCTTGCCGCTACGTCAACCCTTGCAGTTCGCATCGTTGACATGGTGGATGGAACTCAGACGGACAACTACCCTGAGTTTATTGTGAAACTCAACGTGGGCGTCCATTCCTACACCAACTCGCTTGGCGTATAAGGAGTAAGTAAAAATGGCTATTTCACGTTCCCAACTACTAAAAGAACTCCTGCCAGGTCTTAATGCGTTGTTTGGTATGGAGTATCAGCGCTATCCCGAAGAGCATAAGGCTATCTTCGAAACCGAAACTTCTGAGCGTTCATTCGAAGAAGAGACCAAACTCTCTGGCTTCGGCACCGCCCCTGTTAAGGGTGAAGGTGCGGCAATTGCCTATGACAACGCCCAGGAAGCCTGGACGGCTCGTTACAACCACGAGACCATTGCGCTTGGTTTCTCGATCACCGAAGAGGCCATTGAGGACAACCTCTATGACTCTCTCTCGGCTCGTTACACCAAGGCCCTGGCCCGTTCCATGGCAAACACCAAGCAGGTGAAGGCCGCTAACATCCTGAACAACGGATTTAGCTCGTCTTATCCTGGCGGTGACGGACAGCCTCTGTTCTCTACCGCTCACCCGCTGGTATCCGGTGGCACCAACTCCAACGAGCCTTCCACCCCGGCTGACCTGAATGAAACCTCCCTTGAGGCGGCTATTATTCAGATCGCTGCTTGGACGGATGAGCGTGGCCTCCTGATTGCGGCTAAACCCCGTAAGCTGGTTGTTCCTCCCGCTCTGATGTTTGTGGCAACTCGTTTGCTGGAAACCGAACTGCGTACCGCCAGTGCGGATAACGACATCAACGCTCTGCGTTCGATGGGCGCTATTCCCCAGGGCTACACAGTTAACCACTACCTTACCGATTCGGACGCATGGTTCATCTGTACGGATGTTCCCAATGGTCTGAAGCACTTCGTTCGTGCTCCGTTGTCGAACTCCATGGACGGAGACTTCGATACCGGTAACGTTCGGTACAAGGCCCGTGAGCGTTACAGCTTCGGCTGGTCTGATCCCCTTGGTATGTGGGGTTCGGAAGGCGCTTAAGCCTAGCAAAAGGGGGAGTCAAAAGACTCCCCTTTTTGTTTTAACTCGTTTAAACTATCAGCACTAGGATTTTTACCCGTACAGGCTGGCCTAGCAGACTTAGTAGAGACAGTACGGGGATGTGCTACTACACGAAAGGATTGTCATGGCACTGACCACATTCCAAAGTACCGTTCGCTCTTTGAACGGCTTTTATACCCAAGGCCCAGGTAATGTAGTTAACATTACTGCAAGCACAACCCTTACCGTTGCTGCTCATGCAGGCAAGATTATTACGGTTGGCGGCACCATTGCTTCCAACATCGTTCTTACTCTTCCGGCAATCAACACCACAGCAAATCCCAATTATTCTGGTCCGGGTACAGATCCAAACACCCAGAACAACCAAGGCGCTGTCTTTACCATCTTTGTACCGACCACCATTGCCACGAGTAGTGTGAAGATCGGCACCAACGGTACTGACAAGTATGTCGGCTCGATTTTAACGATTGATACTGACTCTTCTGGCGCTATGGCTGGCTTTGCTCCTGCGGCGGCAAATGACTTTATTAATCTTAATGGTAGCGATACTGGCGGTGTAGCTGGTTCTTATATCCAGATTACTGCCTTGTCTTCGGCTGTTTACATGGTCCAAGGTGTTGTGAACTGCACTGGAACTCCTGCCACTCCGTTTGCTAACTCCTAATAGGGGGCCGATATGGCAACTATGCAAACTGATGTCCTAGCGACAAAGCCGCTGACATCAACGGGTGACTTTCTAGACCAGAACAACAACGCCATTCAACGGGCTAGGGTCAAGACGATCTATGCCGTAAATGGCGGTAGCGCTGGCTCTGTTGTTATTCGACAGGGCGGTGCTTCTGGAAAGGTCTTAATCACCGTTAATACGGCGGCTAACACCACTGCTGGTTACACCATCATTCCCCTCCCCGGAGAGGGAATCCTGTGTGAATCTAACCTTCATGGAACGGTAACCAATACCACCTCCATGACATTGATCTATGGCTAAACCTGTCTCCAAAAAGGATATGGCCTGTAATAAACCACGGGCTACTCCTGACCATCCAAAGAAGTCTCACATTGTGAAGGCTTGCGAGGGCGGTAAGGAGAAAGTTATCCGATTTGGAGAACAGGGAAAAAAGGTTGGAACCGTTTCTGGAACTGCCGGTAAACCTAAGGCGGGAGAATCAGACACGATGAAAGCCAAGAGAAAATCATTCAAAGCCAGACACGCCAAGAATATTGCTAAAGGCAAGATGTCTGCGGCTTGGTGGTCTAATAAGGAAAAATGGATTATACTGGTGCCAATCTTAAATGGTGGAGCACTATTAAATGTTGGCTATTCAGGATTCTCGGGTTTCATATGAAGATGGCAAATGGTTCGCAAATTGTGTTTGTGGGCGTCGCAATGCGTACTCGTTTAAAGCTTCTTGTCTCAAAATGCTTGAACGTGAAAGTTGCCAGGGTTGCAAGAAGGACTATCGAACAGTTAAAAATGATGTTCAAATATATAAACGGTTTGATGGTAAATGGTGTAGCACTTGTTCTGGATGTGGTACAGAACAAGCTTATACCCGTAAAGATCATGCAAAACAAAGTGAACTTACTGATTGGCAGTGCAAAAAATGTGCTACCCAATCAAAAAGATTTTCTCAAAACGCAAGTGTTGGAAGAATCACAAGTTTATATAACAAATTTCGCAAGTCAGCAAACAGCCGTGGAATACCATGGAATATTTCCATTAAAGACTTTGAAGATTGTTACACCGGTTACTGTGCTTTAACGGGTTGGGAGATCGATATGGATTACTTAAATTGCACAGCCAGTTTTGATCGAATCGACTCTTCTAAATCTTATGAAATTGGAAACATACAATGGGTTCACACAATGGTAAATATGTGCAAAAACAAATATCCGCAAAAAAGTTTTGTTGAAATGTGTAGAGCTGTATTTAATAAAACAAATGCTAAGGACTTTTGATTGTGGAAATGATGCTTTGGAACGTTGCGTTAAGCGCAATTGTGGCGGTTATGGGGATGCTACTTAAAGGCAAGTTCGATGAACTTCAGCGGTTGAGCATTCTGCTTAATCGCACCCGTGAGGAGGTTGCTCGTGATCACATCACTCGTGCAGAGGTTAGAGCGGATCTGGAAAAAATTCGTGAACATTTCGATAACGGGTTTAAACGTCTTGAAGACAAGATTGATGCTCTGGCGCAAAGGGGATAAATGATGGCTTATTTAGATGTTCTCCAAGAAGCCGCCATGATGGGGGCACAGCGCATGGAAAAAGGCGGCAAGGTCGAGAAGGTCATGCGAGAGTTTAAACAGGGCAAGCTACGCTCTGGCAGCAAGACTGGACCCAAGGTTAAGAATTACAAGCAGGCGGTAGCCATTGCTCTTTCAGAAGCCGGTAAGAAGAAGATGGCAAACGGTGGTCGGATCGATGGCATTGCCCGTAAAGGGCGTACTAAGTGCCGTATTGTTTAACTCTCAATAAGGATGGTTGACATGAAAAAGAATATGGAAAGCATGATGATGAAGAAAGAGGGTCGTGGCATGGCTAAGGCAGATATGCAGAAAATGTCCATGAAGAAGCCCCGTATGCAAAAAGGCGGGATTGCTGAAGCCATGAAAAAGCATGAGGAGTCATCTGCCGTTCATAAAGCCGGTCTGAAGGCCGGTGGTATGGCTAAGAAGTCTGGCGTTACCCGTGCTGATGGCGTCGTTAAAAAGGCCCATACCAAGGGAAAAATGATCAAAATGTCACAGGGCGGGAAAGCTTACAAATGATGTCAAGCCGAGGGATGGGTGCGATTAACCCATCTAAGATCCCCAAGTTCAAAGAAGGTGGCGTTTCCCGTGTAAACGAGGCAGGGAACTACACCAAGCCTGGTATGCGTAAACGGCTATTTGAACAGATCAAGGCAGGCGGCAAGGGCGGCGCACCAGGTCAATGGTCCGCCCGGAAGGCACAGATGCTGGCAAAACAATACAAAGCCCAAGGCGGCGGATATAGAGGGTAATATGGGACGAGGAATGGGCAGGCAAGCTATTCAGCCTAATATGCAACCTCCCGAATCACAAACGGGATCTCAAATGCCCATTTCCCCTGGTCTTGGGTCTCCGCAGACCCCACAACCAATTGGGGGCAAAGGCGGTATGCCTCCTATGAATTTTGGACCCCAAACCCCTAGTCAACCTGGTATGTCTCCGGGCAATTTTCCGAGTGCTCAACCGGGTGTATTGGCTCCAAGTTACAGCATCTTCCCTAACCCTAATATGACACCTCCCCCGCCGCAAATGCAGCCTGGTCTTCCTGGGTTACTTGGTATGCAATCACCGGATCAGATGCCACCAATGCAAGCGCAACCTCTCCCATTTGATCCTCAGCGGCAACAACAATTGATGCAATTGGCTATGCAAAAGCAAGCGTCAATGCAGGATCCAATGACTCCAAGGGGACTTGGTGATGCTCAATATCAAGAGAGATTAAACTTTGTGCGTCAACAACTTGATAATAGAAGCATCCCAAATAATTTTGGATATCAAGAATTAAATCCGCAACCATTGATGCAACAAAATGACTTAAGACAACAAATGTTAGGTCAACAAGGAATGGGTCAACAAGCTGCCTTAAAGCAACAAATGTTGGGTCAACCTGTGCAAACTGAACAGTACACATCACCAGCATTGCAACAAACAATGCGGCGACCGAGAAGGTCAAGAGCGAGAGTCTAACGGAGGAATCATGTTCGATATCGAAGAATTTCGTTTAAAAACAGTTCCTTATGTAGTAACTGGAAAACACGCCCATGATTGCTTGGATCTTGAAGGCGGTCCTTGTACTTGCGGGTTAGAAGAAGTCTTAGAGGACGAAGCCATTGAAAGCGCCCCAGAAGAGTCTTAAAGACTGGACCCAACAAAAGTGGCGGACTAAGAGTGGAAAGCCATCTACCCAAGGTCCGGGAGCTACTGGTGAGCGTTATCTCCCAGAGTCCGCTATCAAGTCTCTTTCCGCATCCGAGTATGCAGCTACTACTAAAGCCAAACGGGCTGGTAAAGCTGCGGGTAAGCAGTTCGTTAAACAACCCAAATCCATTGCAAAGAAAACAGCGAGGTTTCGATAATGACCGATTCGACCAGGACCAAGAAGCTTAAAGACGCCAAGATTGAGGATGACTTCTTAGGCATCAAGAAGGGCGTTAAAGCAGTCTCTGTGAAGGCCAGCGAGATAGCAGATAGGCTTGGCTATACCCAGGAAGACGAATACAAGAAGACCCCTGAAAAGAAGGCTAAGGGGGGTGTTGTTTCTGCGTCCAAACGGGCAGATGGCTGTGCTCGTAAAGGCAAAACTAAAGGGCGGATGGTCTGATGACTACTTCTGGCACTGCAACATTCAACCTGGATCTCAATGAGATCTTTGAGGAAGCATTTGAGCGTTGCGGCACAGAACTCCGCACGGGCTATCAGTTCCGTACTGCACGGCGGTCATTAAACCTGTTAACCATTGAATGGGCAAATAGGGGCGTAAACCTATGGACCATCGAAGAGGGAAGCATCCCTATGGTTACAGGACAGGCTATCTACGATCTTCCTGTAGACACCATAGATCTAATTGAGCACGTTATCCGAACCGGATCAGGCCAGAATCAACAGGATATTTCGATCACCCGGATTAGTGTTAGCACCTACGCAACGATCCCGGATAAGAACGCTACAGGTCAACCGATCCAGGTTTGGGTAGACAGACAGTCTGGAGCAACAACCCCTACCGGGATTAACTATCCCAAGATCCATGTGTGGCCCACGCCCAACAATCCGGGTAGTCAGTACACCTTTGTTTACTGGCGGCTAAAGAGAATTAACGACGCTGGTGGCGGTGTAAACACCATGGATATACCGTTTAGGTTCTATAACTGCCTGATAGCGGGTCTTTCGTACTACCTATCAGCAAAGATTCCTGGGGCGGAAGGAAGAGTACCAGCCCTGAAACAAGACTATGAAGAGCAATGGCGGTTAGCTTCTGAAGAAGATCGGGAGAAAGCTGCTATTAGGTTTGTACCCAGACAACAGTTTATATCGTGAGTAATCGCTTTGCTTCAGGTAAGAACTCTATCGCCATGTGCGATAGATGTGGCTTTCAGTACAAACTGAAGCAGTTGACACAACTCGTCATCAAGACAAAGCGTGTAAACATACTTGTCTGCCCTACCTGCTGGGATCCAGATCAGCCGCAGTTGCAGCTTGGTATGTACCCGATTGATGATCCACAGGGCGTTCGGAATCCAAGGACGGATACCTCTTACATTACATCTGGTGTAAATGCTGAAGATGTAGTCTCTGGAGGTAGTAGAATATTCCAGTGGGGATGGAACCCTGTCGGTGGATCAAGATTTTTTGATACTGCATTAACTCCCAACAACCTTGTTCTTAATATTTCGTTGGGTTCTGTAACAGTTTCAACTACCTAAGGAACGAAGATGAACACCGATAAGTACAACTATTTCCCAGGGGATACCAAAGATCCCATGAACAAGTATTCACAGCCAAAAGAGTATGTCATCCAGACAAACTGTGGCTACCCAAACAATACTGCCAACACTCAGACTGTAAAGACCCGTGGTACCGGAGCAGCTACCAAGGGAACCAAGTCTTCTACAAAGCTTGCTTAAATGAACTACGCAACTCTGTTTGAGACGATTAAGGGGTATGTGGAAAATGACTTTCCAAATACCCAGTACACCGACACGTCCAATAACTTGGTGAACTTTACGTCCAAAGAACAGATTGACACATTTATACAACAGGCCGAACAGAGGATCTACAACACAGTTCAGTTTCCTTCTATTAGAAAGAATGTGACTGGAGTTACATACGCAACGAATCCGTACCTATCTTCACCAATAGATTTCTTGGCTGTTTATTCTCTTGCGGTAATCGATGGTAGCGGTAACTATGAATATCTGCTCAATAAAGATGTAAACTTCTTAAGAGCGGCATATCCGAATCCAAACACCACCGGCATCCCGAAATACTATGCCTTGTTTGGACCAACAACGACCAATGCCGCACCGCCAGTAATTACTAATGAATTGAGTTTTATGTTGGCTCCTACGCCAAATAACTCGTACACGGTAGAGCTTCATTACTATTACTATCCAGAATCGATTGTTACCGCCGGTACGACATGGCTTGGGGATAACTTTGATTCTGTCCTTCTGTATGGTTCTTTAATTGAAGCCTATACCTACATGAAGGGTGAGCAGGATGTTATTGCTGGATATATCAAACAGTATGAAGAAGCAATGATTCTGGCTAAACGGCTTGGCGATGGCATGGAACGCCAGGATGCTTACCGTTCTGGTCAAGCAAGGTATCCGGTGACCTAAATGGCATTTACTGGCAACTTTACCTGTGATTCTTTCAAAAACGGCCTATTAGAAGGTTCGTTTAACTTTGACTCTGGTACTTTTTATATCGCTTTGTATACCAACAATGCAACGCTTAATGCATCTACATCTGCATACACCACAACCGGTGAAGTTGTTGCATCAGGATACACAGCAGGTGGGCAGGTACTAACGCCCACACAAGGCTCAACGGGCGGGACTTCTTTTGTCTCGTTTGCAACAGTGTCGTGGTCTGGGGCTTTTACTGCACGTGGTGCCTTGATTTATAAGGTTGGTGGCAATGGAGCAGTCTGTGTTTTAGACTTTGGAGCAGACAAAACGTCTACCACGACATTCACGGTGACATTCCCAACAGCATCCAGCACGGATGCTTTAATTCGACTTTCGTAAAGGAGTTTATGATGCAAGTTAAGGCTAAGAGTACGGATATTGTTACCGCTACGGTGGCAACTACCCAAGGGTTTGGTGAAGGCGCTGCTGGTGGTGGCGTGTTTCATTTCAAGTGCTACGACAAAGATGGCAACCTGAAATGGGAAGATTCCGCTAAAAACCTCGTGGTAAACGCTGGTTTACAGGACATGAACACCAAGTATTTTAAGGGTGTCACTTACACCGCTGCCTGGTACATTGGTCTTGTAGACAATGCCGGATTTACGGCTTATGCGGCGGCTGACACTCTGGCTTCGCACTCTGGTTGGACTGAGTCTACGGCTTATTCTGGTGGCAACCGGGCAACAGCAACCTTTGGCACTGCTACAACCGCTGATCCTTCTGTTATTAGCAACTCTGCTTCCCCTGGCGCATTTAGCATCACAAGCTCTGTGACGATCCGTGGAGCTTTCCTTTGCAACGTGCAGAGCAACGCCAGCACTTCAGGCCTTCTGTTCTCTGTGTCTGACTTCACTGGCGGCAACCGTTCTGTGGTAAATGGAGATACATTGAACGTGACTTATCAATTTAGCCTTGATGCGGCTTAAAGGATAGAAAATGGCTACGACATTTACTAAAGACCAAATGGTTCAACTTAAAACTGTTAACCCAAAAGGTACGGTAGAAGCCTTGCGTATGGACGAAGACGGAATGGTTTTCTATCGTATTTCTTGGACGGATGCTACTGGAAACAAGCAGACCCGTTGGTTTCCTGAGAACGAACTAGAAGCTGCGTAGAGGTGATGCTTGTTTGGCAACGCCGCATTTGCTGAAACACCGTTTGCCACATCCATTGGTTTTGCATATGGGGTGTCAATTGCGGAGTCAACCACTGCACTAGATGCGGTTGTTAGTTCTTTGGCGTTTCCAGAAGATGTATCTGAGTCTGTAACTGTTTCTGATTCTGCGGTAGCGTCTTATATATTTGCTGGCCCTATAGCAGAATCAGTTACGGCTTCAGATCAAGTAGCGCCATCTGGGGTCTTTAATATCACCTTTGCTGATACCGCTACTGCAACAGATTCCGTTATTTCTATTGCGGTTTTAAATTCAGATGTAGCAGAACTCGCAACGATGACGGATCAGAACAACGCCATACTGACTACTTCAGGAAGCGTACAAGAAACCATTTCTATAGCAGATACGGTAGCATCGATTTTAACGGCAGTAGCTTCTGTAACTGAAACAAGTACAGCATCTGAAAACACAAATGCAATTCTGACTGCTGCCGCCACGGTATCTGAAACGGCAACTATTGACACGGTTTCTACCGGCACGATTATTTATGGTGGCATTTTGCAGGAAAGTGCTACGGCGGCAGACTCTATTTCTACTACTGCTTCGTTAAATTTATTTATTGTTGAGTCTGTAAATACCATAGATTCGTTTACTTCTGTTTTGACTGGTGTGGCGTTTATTTCTGAACTTGCCACAATGACAGATACTCCTAGTGGTCTTGGTAATTTTAATAGTGCTGTTGCCGAGACAGTAACAATTTCCGATGAGGTTGACAGACGCTTGTTATGGGAGATTATTAATACCTATCAAGCAACTAACTGGCAAAACATCAAGACTGTAAATTAAGGAACTATCATGGCACTTGTAGTTAAAGACCGAGTTAAAGAGACTACGACTACAACAGGCACCGGAACCTATACGCTGGCTGGTGCTGTAACAGGGTTCCAGTCTTTTGGTGTTATTGGCGATGGCAACACAACCTACTACGCAGTTACTAACGGCACGGATTGGGAAGTTGGCCTTGGTACTTATGCAACCTCTGGAACCACGTTAGCTAGAACTACTATTCTTGAGTCTTCTAACTCTGGCAATGCTGTTAACTGGAGTGCTGGTAGTAAAGACATCTTTGTTACTTACCCTGCTGAACGGGCTGTGTATCTTAATGGCGCTGGAACGGCAGTAGATGATCTTGATGTCACTACGCTAGATGTCACAACGGCTAACATTACGACAGCAAATATCACTGCTGGTACAGTAAGTACAACTCCAGTAAGCAGTACCGACATTGCCAATAAACTCTATGTAGACAATCTTGTAGCTTCTGGGATTCATTTTCATACCCCTGTGCGGGTTGAGTCTCCCACCGCTTTAACTGTTACATACAACAATGGTAGTTCTGGTGTAGGCGCTACGCTTACCAATGCAGGTGCTCAGGCAGCTTTGGTTATTGATGGTGTGACTCTGAGTCTTAACGATCGAGTATTGATATATCAACAGACAGACCAGACCCAGAACGGTATTTATTACGTCAGCAATGTTGGATCTGTCTCTACAAACTGGGTTCTCACCCGAGCAACTGATGCTGATTCCTATGGATTGGCAAGTCCAGATACCCTTGGCGAAGGCTCTACGGTCTTTGTACAAGAAGGAACTACTGGCGCTGGTGAGACGTATCTCTGTAACACAGTAGGCACGATTACTTTTGGTACGACCAACATCACCTTTGTTCAGATCAGTAGTGTTCAGATCTATAGCGCTGGTACAGGGTTAACCCTTACTGGTACGCAGTTCAGTCTTTCTGCTGTTGGTACGGCGGGGACATATGGCTCTGCTTCTCAAGTTCCGGTCTTTACGACTAATGCTCAAGGTCAAGTTAGTAGTGTCACAAACACAAGCATTGCCATCGCAGGTAGCGCTATTACTTCCGGTACGGTGGCTGTTGCTAACGGTGGTACAGGTCAAAGCACATACACCGATGGGCAGCTTCTTATTGGTAATACCTCTGGGAATACGCTCACCAAAGCCACACTTACGGCAGGCACCGGCATTACGGTCACAAATGGCAATGGATCGATCACGGTCGCCGCAGTCAACAACGGTACGGTTACATCCGTAAGCGGAACAGGAACTGTCAACGGCATTACGCTGACTGGTACGGTGACTTCTTCTGGGAGTTTGACGCTCGGCGGTACGCTATCGAACGTAAGCCTTTCGACTCAGGTAACGGGTACTCTGCCTGTCACAAACGGCGGCACGGGGCTTACAACGGTTGCCCAAGGTGATCTTCTTTATGCTTCGGCGTCTAATACCCTAGTAGCGCTTCCAAAGAACACCACAGCCACTCGGTATTTGGCTAACACAGGCACAAGTAATAACCCCGCCTGGGCGCAGATTGATTTAAGTAATGGCGTGACAGGTGATTTACCGTTTGCAAATCTGGCTCAAGGCTCTGCTCTTTCAGTTCTAGGCGTAACAGGTAACGCAATAGCCGATAACGCAAGTATTGTTGCAGGCACAGATCATCAGGTCTTGCGACGTTCTGGAACCTCCGTGGGGTTTGGTGCATTAGCTCTTAATCAGTCAGCGGCTGTAACAGGAACCCTTGCGGTAACTAACGGGGGTACTGGCATCACTTCATTTGGGACTGGTGTTGCTACATGGTTAGAAACGCCGTCATCAGCAAACCTTGCTGCGGCTGTAACAGATGAAACAGGTTCAGGCGCTCTTGTATTTGCTAACACCCCAACCCTCGTCACACCGGTACTTGGTGTTGCCTCAGCTACAAGTATTAATAAAGTTGCTATCACAGCACCTGCTACATCAGCAACATTGACGATAGCAAACGGCAAGACACTAACGGCTAACGCCAGCCTGACCTTGGCGGGTACAGACGCCACGACAATGACCTTTCCGTCTACGAGTGCAAGTATTGCTCGTACAGATGCGTCTCAGACGTTTACAGGGGACCAAACATTTGCGGCGAATATTATTTTCGGTACGCAGGCAAGTAAAGCAACACTTACTTATGCTACCAACACCGCAAGAACACTTACGGTTCCAAACGTAGGTGGAAACAGAACCTTTGCCTTTATTGATGAGGCGCAGACGTTTACGGCAGCGCAGACTTTTAGAGCAGCAAATGCCATTCGTTCTGAAGCGGCCTCAACCCAAGATGCGGTGGTGATTGCGGGTAGGGCAGGCGGTACAGGTTCTTTCGCAATAACCCTTACTCCAGCGACTCTTGCGGCAAGTAGGACATTAACGCTTCCAGAACCAGGGTCAAATGAGACGCTAGGTTACATAAATACGCCGATCAATTCTCAATCTGCGGCCTACACTCTGGTGCTTACTGACGCAGGCAAGACGATCCTGCACCCCGATTCAGACAACAACGCCCGGACATTTACAATACCGGCTAACGGAAGTGTGGCGTATCCAGTAGGTACAGTAATTACCTTTGTTAACATGAAGAACACTGTGACGATTGCTATTACGACAGACACGATGTACTTGGCTGGCCCTGGCACTACGGGGTCACGGACTCTTGCTGAATATGGCGTTGCG